GTTTATAGTTTAATTAGTTTATTGCCTTGAAGCTGAATGTAGTAGTTGTGTAGTCTGTCAGTTTTCTACTAATTTGTGTCAGATTAGTAGTAAGTTGGTTTTGATGGATTAGACTATTTACTTCTTGGTATAGTGATACAGCTAGGTAGGGTGAGGAAAAAATCCGCCTTTGCGGATTAATCCCTCGGTGTTTAGTGAAGTTTAACAGCCCCGGAATATAGACACGGCCAGTAAGCTAGTGAATATAGCCATAAAGACTCCAAAAAAAGCTCCAGCTACTCCATAAGATATTAGTCTGCTGTTACTTTTAATTTTGTCTTCTGCTACATTCATTCGCTTAACTAGGTCGTATACTTCTTGAGCATACATAAAAACTTCCCTTTCAAAGTGCTTTTGCACTGAATGATAAGAGCTTAATTTTATTCTTAGAGCAGGCTAGATACAACGATTATTTTTTGCAGCCCTCTAGTGTTTTTGTGTGCTAACTAGCGCGTGGTTCGGGCTGTTCCTCGGATGCACTCGGAACGATTTTTAATTGTATAATAGATAGATTGAGAGCCACCGTAGCTGTACAAAGGCACGATTACGCATTTGCCTAGGACTGACCTAGCAGGTTTATAATGTTCTCTTATTTTTATAGGGGAAGTGGTGTAAATCCTTGGGTAAAGGAGATACGGGACTGATGATAATAATAACCCTAGTTATTGTTAGTCTTTTCTCAATACAAAAGCCTCCCGTAAAAAGGAGGCTTTTTGTTTAGTTAAATCTGATTGCTAGGTTGTTTGATGTCTCTAAGCTTACGTCTGGGTGATGGAATAAACCGGCTTTAATGTCTTTAGTGAACTTATCAGTTAGCTCTAAGTGTGCTGGCACTTGTTTATAATAGGTAACAATTTTCTGTTTCTCTAAATCTTTTAATAGCTTATGTTCGTCTTTAATTTTAACTGTTTTACGTTCTACATAACTTACCGTAGCTATCTTATTTTTATAGCCGTCTGTTAGTCCTTCATTTTCAATGAAGCCGAATATTTCACGGCGTAAATCATCTTTTTGGTTGGCTAATTCTTCCATTTTTTGCTCAACAGATTTTAGCTCAAGGATACGATTATCAATTTGATTCATATATCAAGTGTTATTTAATAATTAGCAAATGGTATCTTTGCCTTTAATTATACTATCGTGGTCTGGTTTTGAATGGCACTTGTGGCTACAATTTTCTTCATAACAAAGCTCGCATTCTTCTTTAGCTTCTTTGTAGGACTCAATAAATTGAGTGGTTTGTGGGTGAGACATTTCTTTGATTTGATGATTTAATAGTCTATAGCTCTATCACAATCCTTACACCAGTCGTAATATTCAATACCTATATTGTTATCAAATAGTGGCCTTTGTACAACTTGATGGCTAGGTAAATGGATAGGCTCATTGTTGTAAATTTCTACTTGTAGCTGATGGTATTCTTGGCGGTCTTTGGTTGTGTTGGGCATAGTTATTCTCTGATTAATTTAGCAAACTTAAATTCACCTTGAGATTCAGCATATTTAGCTAGGTTTTCAATATTAGTTATAAATGTATAACCAGCACTTCCTAAGCAAGCAATTATATGTCTACCTGAATTATGTTCTGATTTAATATATTTTATAGCGCAATCATATTTTGCTTTTTGCTGCTTTGATATTCGCATAAAGATTATTTTAATAGCTCCGGGTTTTCGTAAATGTTGCTGATGAGTTCAACAACTGTTTTTTGTCCTAGATCAGCAGGCAATTGATACTCATTAAAACTCCAAATCTGTCGATAAAAGTCGGGCAATTTAACTTCGTGAACATAGAGAGCTACTTCACCAGATTTTGTATAACAGCGGACTATATCCCCCTCATAAATCTCTTTACCGTTCTTATCGAGGAGGCCGGTGAATTGCATTACTTCAAGGTCTTCTAATTCTTCTAGCGTTACCACTGTATCATCTGGCCGTCTTAAAATCTCACCCATTATAATTACTTCACCAAGTAGACTGATTGCGTGTTCTGTATCGTGTACCCATTCTTTACGCTTTTTATCATAGATTCTGAATTTTGTTGTTTGCATTGTTTTTATTATTTAATTTGTAAACATTGAGCTGGCATATTGAATCCTAGGTTATGCCAGAATGGGCAATAATCATAACTAGCTATCTTCCAGATGACCACCAAAGCGATTGTAATTGCTAGGGCAAGGAGGAAGTAGCTAAACCAAGCAGAGGGTTGTTTAATGCGGGGAGAGGTGCGGGTGTAGTTCATAAATTTAATATTCTTTATGGTAAAGATAACACTTTGTACCTTTACCGTGTTTATAAAAGCTGTGAATTAAAGAATAAACATAATTTCGACCTCTAATTTCTTTATGGCAATGACCGCATATTTTCTTTTCTTTGTTTTCTAAGACTTCAATTAAGTTCATACATTTGACTAGATATTAATTATTCATTATTCTGTAATTGAGAGGCTTCGACCTTAGCCCTATATCTTTCCTCATTACGTCTGACAGCTTCACCTTTACAACTATCGTGGTATTTTTGAGCAGGGTGTATAACCTTTACTGGCTGATTGCAGATTGTACAGATTTTATCTTTCATACTTATTTTGTTAATTATTATTCTTCCGGTTCTAGTTGACACCAATGAGCAAATGTCCCAGGTAAATCTTCAATATAATTTCCGTACTCATCTTCTAAATAACCTTGACCATTAGTGTAAAATTTTATTATTCCTTTCATATATTTCTTATTTCTGCCCGTAGGCGTTAATTAACCTTACATAAGCATTATATACGATTGTATATATTATGTCAAGGTAAGTTATACACATATAAGGATTTAAGCCAAAAGAAATAAAATAGCCCATCAATAAGCCATATATTATTTGTTAGTTTCTAACGACGAATAGAAGTAATTGAGTAATAGCTATCTACGCCGTTGGAAACTAGTAAGTAATTTCGTGATTAGGGAAAGGTGTGTCGAAATTAGACCTTCCACACCCTTCCTTAGTCAGAAGGTCTTTGGTACGAACAAATGAACGTACCATACGAACAAATGTTCGTAGTAGGTACGAACAAACGTTCGTCAGAAGTAAAGCAGTAAATAATAAAACTATAAATTCCGATTCTGTTAAAAAGGAAGACACTGAACCCAAGGACGCAGTTGGCTACAAAAAGTTTCTCGCTCTTAAAGGACGTAGCCCTGTAAAAAGTATGTTAGTATTGCCCGGTGTGAAACATTAATTGTGAAACAAATGGCTAACTTACCCTCACTACCAGAAATTTGTAGAAAAGAAATGGAAGCTAAAGCAGAAGAGATTTTAGAACAACATAGACCTAAATTCGGTGACGATGTTGATAAGTTAAAACAGCAAGCACGGGACGAGAAGAGAAAAAATGACGCTGCTTTAATCCATTAAATGTATGACTAGAATTAAGAAATTAAAACGGCAAATCGCTATTTTGAATAAAGAGTTAAAGATTGAAGAGGCTAAAGAAGAACTAAAAGCGATGAAACAAAATAAACCTAAACCCAATGAGCCAGAAGACCTCTAAAAAACTTCGTCAACTATACCGCAGAGAATTACGCGAGGCAGCACAGAAAGAAGCAGGCCGGCAGGCTGAACAGATTCAGAAGCATATGGATGAATTTACATCCCAGTTAGATACTATTTTGAAGCCTGCACCCCGTTTTATCCCTGAGTTTATTTGGGTTAGTTTACAGAGAATATTTTTGAATATATGAGCAAGACTGGACGGCCAACAAAATATAAGCCTGAGTACTGTGAGAAACTAATAGAATTTTTTGATGTTGAACCTTACGCTGATAAGGAACTGGAGCATCTGGATAAAGATGGTAATGTTAGATGGATTGATTATAAGCGTATGGCTAATAAGCTTCCCACGTTAAGAAGCTTTGCAAAATCTATAGGTGTAAATATTGATACAGTTTACGAATGGATTAAACAACACGAAGAGTTTTCCGACGCTTTTACACACGCAAAGGATTTACAAAAATGGTTTCTAATCGAAAACGGTTTGAATGGTTGTTATAACCCAATGTTTGCTATCTTTACTGCGAAGAACATCACTGATATGCGAGATAAGAGCGAAGTCGATAATAATACTAATCTTACTGTTACTGGTCTTGAAAAACTAACTGACGATCAATTAGATGGACTCGTTGCGAAGCTCAAAAATTCAATTGGCGAAACTTTTAATCGAGAAAGCCAAACGAATAGCACAGAATCCGCTTAAGTATATACAGCAGCATCTGAAGCAAAAAGAAGCCAGCCAATCAAGAAAAGCTATTCGCGCTTTATTTTGGGGCAACCGTGTTGGTAAAACTGAATGGGGGGCGCAGGAAGTCGCAAAAGTAGCATTAGGAGAACACCAGTGGATACAATCAGGAGAAATATGGAGTTTTTGTCCCTCATTTGACGAGCAGAAAGACACAACACAAAAGAAACTGTTACGCTATTTACCTGAACACCGAATTATTGACCGTATTTGGTTACGCAAAGGAATTTTGAAAGAACTGATAATTGATGCTGGCAACGGCAAGGTTTCTAAAATTACTTTCAAAAGCTATGAACAAGGACGAGAAAAAGCACAAGGTGCAGGAAAAACTTTAATCTGGTTTGATGAAGAGCCGCCAAGAGATATTTGGGAAGAATGTTTTGTAAGAACTGAAGCGGGAATAAAGCTCTTTATTATTCTGACAATGACTGCAATTAAAGGTATGACTTGGGTGTACAACGAGATTTATTTGAATACAAGTAACCCAGATATATTTGTTAGTGAAGCTGGTTGGGATGATAACCCTTGGCTAACCGAAGAACAAAAACAGCAGATGGGCAGAGGTTTATCGGCTTTATCCCTGAAAGTTAGAAAAGAAGGTAAGTTTGTTAAGCAAGTTGGGTTAGTTTGTCCTTGGTTTGACCGAAAAACTCACCTTGTAGAAATTAAAGAATTGCCCTTTGGAGATACTTATTTTGCAATAGATTTTGGATTTTCTGCTTACTGTGCAGGTTTATATGTACGAATTGACCGAGAGTTTAATTGGTGGGTTTTCGATGGATTTTATCGAAAAGGATTAACAAACCCAGACATTCAGAAACTATTACGATTAAAAGAACAAGGATTAGGCCGCGTAATCAGAATAGGAGATTCGGCACAAGCAAGTGATATTAAACAACTCAATGATGCTGGAATCAGTATAAAGGGAGTTGAGAAAGTAGCTGGTACAAATAAAGAAAGTTGGGATGAGTGGCGGGCGAGTTTAATGGAGCAGCAAGCCAGAGTTCAAGAAGCAACAGGTAAACCAAAGCTTTTTATTTCAACCAAGTTAGTAGATATTGATGATGACCCTAAAAGCCAGACGTTAGGACAACCATTCAATTTTCTTGTTAAAGAGATTGAAAATCTGCGTTGGGAAGAGGTTAAAACAGATTCAGGTATTGAGCAAAAACCTATTTGGGGTAAGCAAGCTAAGCACGCTATAGATGCGCTCTCTTATATTCTTGCCACCATTAACAAACCTCAAACTAATACTATCCCAAGAACCGTGCAAGGCGGTGTTAAACCCCATTATCCATCATTAGGCATATAAACAATTGCGAACATAAAAAACTTACTGACGATTTTGAATTCGATATGCTTGAGTATTGTCCTAAAGGTTGTGATGGAGCGAAAATGATTGATGGTAGAGTCTATTGTGAAGACTGCGATGAAGCTATTTACGAAGTCCATAGAGGCCATGAAGGCTGCAAATATGGTAGATATTAAATAAATTTCAATGCAAAAAGTAAATTACGAAAACATATCTCAAAAGCTTGAAACAGACGAATTGGCAGATTTTGAATTTCAAGAACGCAGACATTCTCAGTGGACAGAAAACTATCAGCTTTACCGTGATACCGTCATAACCAACCGTCTTACGCAAAGGCAATCAGTCAATATTCCCTTGATGAAAGGCACGATTAAGACGATTATGGCGAACATTGACGAGTTCTCGCAGGTTGAGTTTGAAGAACAAGGCAACGATAAGCAGAAGGAAATCTTATTCAATGCTTACTGGCAAGACCTGATTATCAAAGACAAAATGGAGGTCAAAGACATTGTTGATAAGAAGCAGGAGCAGTTATATGGTAAGACTTGGACAAAGCTTAATATTGTTTATGGCAAGCTATGTACTGAGATTTTAGAACCTTATGATGTCCTAGTTGACCGATATTCCGACCCAGCCGACTTAGAGACTTCTCATCATCTTATTGAACCAAATATTTTCAGAACGTTAGAGCAGATTGAAGCTAATCCATATTATGATAAATCTGCTATAAAACGCCTAAAAGTGTTTTATGGTACAAAGAATGGATTGATTAAAGCTGAACAGGCTTCACAGTTACTTCAGGCAAAGAACCAAAGATTATCTGAAATGGGAGTGCCTGACATTGATAACCCAATCTTAGGGCATACCGTAGTTCAACTAAAGGCTTCAATGGTTAAAGTATGGGATTTGAAGGATCAAGAGGAACATCTTCACGTCATTGTGAAGTGTGATAATGAAATATTGATGGCAAAGCCGTTAAAGGAAATTCTAAACATTGATTTCTACCCGTACATTACTTGGTCATCTGACCCAGAACGAAACGACCATTACCCCGATGGAACAGCCGATATAGTAAGAACGCCTAATAAAATTCTTAATGTCTGGTTCTCTCAGCTTGTCGAAAATCGTACTTTGAGAAATTATGGAATGAATTTCTATAATGCTGAAGTAAAAGAAGGATGGGTGCCACAGACTTTTGAGCCTGTCCCATTTGGTTGGTATCCACTTCCAGGAAAGCCAGATGAAGTATTAAAACGTGTTGAGATTCCAGACCTTTCTGAATCGCTTGACGAAATGGGTTTCCTCAAAGGTTTAATTGAATCCGCTACCGCAGCCACAGCAACGACCAAAGGCGATACTGAAAAGGGTAAGGTGACGTTGGGAGAGGTTGAACTGACCCTTCAAGCCGCCAAAGAACGTATTACTTCTACTTCTAAATTTTATAACCTAGCTCAAAAGGAAAAGGCTGACAAAATTGGTAAGATTGCCAATGCTAACCCGGATAAGATCAAAGCCATTAAGCTCTACAAGAAATCATACAAGGGCAATTGGTTTAATCGAGAAATTAGCCCGAAAGACTGGCATTCCGAACAGGGTTATTCTTGTAAAGTAGTATCTTCAACCGAGCGTGAGCAGAAAACAGTTGAAACAATCCAAAAGATGAATGCGGTTAAAGCACAGTTCCCTACTAACTTACCTTTCAAACGTATTTACGATAAGAAGTTACTAGAGTTCGCTGGCCTCAATCCTGATGAAGCTAAGGAAGTTACAGACTTTGAAGAACAAAATCCAACGCCAATGATGCCACAACCAGGCCAAGTACCACAATTAACTACTCCACAAAATGCCAGCACTCCACAAATTACTTGAAAAAATGGGGCTTAAATATGAAGACCTGCGAGAGGACGAAAAAAAGACCTATGAACAATGGAGTACTGTTCTTTCTCAGTCTGAAATAACCGTTGAAGACTTAAAGAAATTCCTTCCTTCATATATCGCCGGCATTGAACAAGAACAGAACGATTACCAAAACTCTGAAAAGAAAGATCTTTACCTTAAAGCCTGCATACGAAATGCTAAGATGATTCAAGCATTCATCCTTGGGCCAGAACAGCGTAAAGCTTGGCTTGAGAAGAATATTAATGAGCGAATGAAATGAAACGGAAGAAGATAATAAAAACTATCCCGGACAAAATCCCGAAGCGATATTTTAAGATTAGAGATTCTATATTTCATCGTCCCATTCACGTCCTCTTAAATCACACTGCCGGCCAGTACACAGAGTTCTTAAACCGAATGAAAGTTAAGGATGTTGCTGATAAGGAATTTGATAATTTTGAAGGGTTTACTACCTCTATTGATATTGAGGGAATGCCAACTGAATGGGTTGTATACATTAAGGAATTTAATTGGACGATTAAAAATCAAGGTACATTAATTCACGAGATTGTTCATGCAGTTATAAGAATTTGGCAAAGCAACAATATTCCATATAACAGCGACACGCAAGAATTTTTAGCTCATTCAATAGCAAACCTTTATGAGGATATAAGCAGAAAATTATTAATAAAAATTAAGTAATTAATAAAGGAAATCAATTTTATGGACGACCAATCCAAAAAAACGCTAGATGAAATTCTAGCCAAAGAGCCAGCAGCACTAACTGATGCTGACAAAGAGTTTCTAAGGGCACGCCGAAGCTATCTAAACGAAGAACAGCGCGTAGTATATGCTGAAGCCCTTGGCGAACAGTCTGTTCAAGATTTAGCAGAGCCAGAGCCAAACGAAGGTGAGCAATCTTCTTCAGAGGAAAATCCTACTGATGGAGAATCAGAAGAACAGCCAGCACGCCGAGGCCGCAAGCCAAAGGCTGAATAAGAGAATTTATCATTAAGCAAACAACTATGAAAAAAGCAATGTCAAAGAAGATGTCCGTGAAGAAAATGGGTTCTTCTAAAATGAAGATGATGAAAAAGTCATCTGGTAAGAAGAAATAACTTTATCTGTTAATTTGCCAAACCCCAGAAATGGGACGGCCTAACAACTATGAACGAAGAAATCCAAACCCCTGAAGAAGGGACGGAATTAGAGGAAGTGGTCACTCCTAAAGATGACCAGGAGCAGCAGACTCCTGATAACCTGCCTGTTGAAGAATCACCGGAGGGTGATGGAGAAGGCGAAGAAGCTCCAGTTCAACAGCCAGACCCTAAACCGCCTGTGGACTACAAGCAAAAGTTTGTAGATTCACAAAAAGAAGCAATTCTGTTAAATGAGCGCAATAGGATCAAAGACTCTCGCATTGAACAATTAACCAAACAAGATACACCGACTGATGAAGCAATGCGGCAACTCTATCCTGATTGGGATACCTTCAATGATATTGCTAAAAAGGCGTACATTAAGGTAGAAGAGGCTAATTTGCGACAAGCTCGCCTTGAAGCCCGCCAACAGGAAATTGATGATCGCTTAAAGCTCGACGAACAAGTTGAAGACATTTTGGAAAACCCAAAATTCTTATCTAAGTTGAAAGGGAGAGAAGCAGACTTCAAACGCTTTGCCAAGAAGAAAGAAAATCGAGGTATAAGCGGCGAAATTCTTGCTCAAGCCTTTCTCTTTGACGCTTCAGATGATGAAGCCCCAGCCGTTGAGCATAAACCTAATCTATCCCCCGGCCTTGAAAGAGGTAACGGTGGCCCGCGCCAAGCTCCGAAGCCTAAAAAACTTTCTCTTGAGGATGCTGCAAACCTCCGCAAGACGAATTATAAAGAGTATATGAGGCTTTTGAACGCGGGAATGATTGAAGAATTAGAATAAAGTTGGATGTATCTTATAGGATATATCTCATATGTCAGCATATGGAACTAAAGTCGCAGAAGGCTTTTCGCAGAAGCTTATCAAGAAGATGTACGAAAATGCCCCGATTGATGAAATCGTCAACCGCGACTATGAAGGTGAGATTAATTCCGTTGGTTCTGTTCTGAACATCTTGTCATTGACTAAGATTACAGAAAAGGACTATAGCGGTTCTAACCTTACCGCAGACGATTTGACGGAAGTAAACACCGTCTTTCGTATCGCACAGAAGAAGGCTTTCTACTGGAAGGAAAAGACCATTGATAAATGGGTTAGCTACATCAAGAATCCTAAGAATACGGTTCTTGAGCAGACTGCTAACGAACGTAAGAAAAATATCATGACCTATCTGCTTACCTTCTATGCAGATGCAGCAGCAGGTCAGTGGTATGGTACTTCTTACACCACTGGTACTGTTACGGTTGATGTTACGACTGGTGCAGTAACCGGCTCTGGTACAACCTTTACCTCTGGTATGGTTGGCAAGCCATTTAAGGCCGCAGGACACTCTAAGTGGTATCGAGTTAAAACTTATTCTTCATCTACTGCTATTGTTATTGAAAATGATAGCGATGATGAAACCAGTGCTTATGATGGTGGAGCTATCGGCTCTGGTGCTACCTATGAAATCCAGGCTAACACCGTTAAAACCATTGATAATGGTGGTTCTAACCCAAGCTTCTTGACGATGGTGCTTACTCTTAAGCAGTACTTGGACGAAGCTGAAGTACCGGACGAAGACCGTTTCTTGGTTATTCCTCCAGCAGCTTGGACAACGATTGCTAAGGACACTGGTATTAAGCTTGCTGTTGAGCCTGCTTTTGAAGCATTGGTTGTTAAAGGTTATATGGGAACTCTTGAAGGCTTTAAAGTCATCAGGAGCAACCGTGTAGCTGGCGATAACACCAATGGGTATCACATTTTGGCAGCGCACAAATCATTCTTGACCTTTGCTGATAAAGCATTAGAGGTTGGAATGGAAGAAGACTTGATTGGTAACTTCGGTACTGCGTATAAAGACTTGTTTGTCTATGACGCTAAGGTTGCCGATGAACGCCGCAAGTTTGGTACTCACGCTTTCGTGAAGTTCGCCTAATTATTACCCTAGCTCTCTTAATTGCGGGCTAGGGTAGTTTCCTATCATTAATCATTTAACCAATGTCTCGCACAAGAAGTATCAAGTTTCCAAATACAATGACGGAGCTTGAAAATCTGTTTGATAAACTGCAACGGCCATTGAGTACGTTCTTGCTTAATACTGCGGCTTTAGCAATTGGCACAGCAAAAGCAAAAGTATTAATTGCTAATACTATCTACGCCTATGCTGAAGGTGTATTGGTAAAGAAGACTACGGCTGAAATTGTCTTGTCCGGTACTGTAGCCGCAGACTTATTCAATGTGTATGTACTTAGCATAAATGCTG